TCTTAAAAAGGCTGAAGCTATTGGCCGAACAGAATTTTTAACCCAAATAATAACCGAAGCAGAAAAATTAATCAAATGAAAGCAAAAATAGAATGCCTTCTGGAATGGATTATTCAAATTAACGCCCCGAAAAGGTAAGCCAAATGGAACCAGTAGAAATTTACGCTCTTTCTCACCCAGAAACGGGGGAAGTTCGTTATATTGGTAAGGCTATAAATACACAAAACAGGCTAAAAAGCCACCTGCGCGAAACCAGAAGAAAAACCCCACTATATTGCTGGATTAAAAACCTACGCGAAGAAGGGTTTATTCCACACGCCACCGTTATAAGAATAACAGATTCTGAAAACTGGGCAGCAGCGGAGCGTGAAGAAATAGAAAAGCACAGGAAGGAAGGCTTCAGGCTTCTGAACCTTGCAGAAGGTGGGAACGAGCCGCTGTGTTCAACTGAAACGCGGGCAGAAAATGGTAGGAAGAATGCAAAGGCAATACATTCAAACCCTGAAAGGAAAAAACTGTGGTCGCTTTTGCAGGGGCTGGGAAAGTGCTTAAATGTTCTTAAAAAATACGGGCGAACCGAAACAATAAAGGAAGTAAAAACTAAGCTGGCCAACGCTGGCATTTATATTTAGAACCAATGGCAGCACCAAAAGGGAACAAATTCTGGGAACAAAGGTCAAAGCACGGGCGCGATCAAATTTTCGCCACACCTGATTTAATGTGGGAGGCTGCCTGTGAATACTTTACATGGTGTGAAGACACCCCGCTTATAGAAATTGATTTTGCAGGAAAAGACGCCCGGAAAGTTGAACGTGAAAAAATGCGCGCCTTCACCCTAAAAGGACTTTGTTTGTTTATGGAAGTTAACGAGGTGTATTTCAATCACTTTGAAGCAGAACAGAAAACAAAAACAGGGGCCGAAGCAGAAGGTTTTTGTAAGATCATTACGCGTATAAGGGATGTTATATTTACCCAGAAGTTTACAGGAGCCGCTGCTGGGCTGCTTCACCCGAATTTAATAGCCCGCGAACTGGGCCTTGCTGAACGGCAGGAACACATAGTTAAAAACCTGGGTAAAGATATACCAGAAGAATACGTTTAAAGATAATTCAATAGTGCCTATACACCGCGAAAGTCTAAGGGGTTACACGTTTTAAACCTTCTGTGTAAACCAGCTTATAGGAAGGTTTCGGATGGCACACCAAACAGGAAGAACGGGGGAAGGTAACACTTCCCCCTTCATAAAATCAAAATAAAAGTTAACTATGCAGCCCTCAGCCATACGCTTTGACCGCAAGTGGTTTAACCCGCTGTACTTCATCCTGAATCACATTATTAACGACCCCACCATTCGCACCGTTCTGGTTTATGGCGGTAAGTCAAGCGCGAAAACAGCCAGCATTTGCCAGTTATTGTGCAAAGAAGCCATAACCAAAACAGCCTCCAGTATTGCCTTCAGAAAAGAAAGCGCAAGTATTCCCACCACACTGAAGAAGTCCTTCAAACTGGCAGCGGAAACTACACGCCTTTACCCTGCCTTCCAAATTCAGGACAGGCGGCTGCTGGCAGACAATAAAGCGGAAGTGGTGCTGAAGGGAATCGACAGCGAAGAAAAGGCTAAGGGAATTGAAAGCTACAAATACCTGTACTTGGATGAATTGAACCACTTTGAAGAAGCGGAATATAGGCAGTTTAACCTTTCGCTTCGTGGTATAAAAGGCCAGAAAATATTTGCAAGCTGGAACCCTGTAGATGAGAATAGCTGGGTAAAAACCATGCTTATTGACCCAGTAGAATGGCTGGAAACAAACTATTCACTACCATGCCCCCACAGCTTTGTAAGAATCAGTAAGGACGGGAAAACCGTTTTAATTAAAACCACTTACGAGGACAATTTTTGGATCACGGGTAGCGAAAACAAAAGCTGGACTGTAGCTGGCCAGCAGTACACTACCACAGCCACACCTGCTTACGGCTACAGGGATGAAAACCTTATAGCAGAATACGAAAAGGAACGGGTGCTGAATTACAACAGCTACAAAGTGAACGTTCTGGGGGAGTGGGGTAAAACGGTTTACGGTGGGGAGTTCCTGAAGTGCTGGAAAAGCGAAAAGCACACAGGCGTTTACCCGTATAACCCAGACCTGGCCGTGTGGCTTTCCTTCGATGAAAATACGGTTCCTTACTTTCCCTGTGGCATTTTCCAAATAAGCAACGACCAGAAAACCTGCCGAATGATTGACGCTATAGCACTTGCGAACCCAGAAAATAAGGTTCCTAACATGGTGGCCACGTTAATCCGGAAGCTGAACCAGTGGCAGCACGAAGGGAAAATTTACATTACTGGGGATGCCACCAGCCAGAAGGAAGACGTAAAGCATGAAAAAGGCCACGACCTGTTCAGGCAAATTATTAACGGGCTTACTGCCTACCAGCCGAACAAAAAACAGGTTTACAAACCAGAACGTAAAACACCAGCTTCAAACCCCAGTGTGGTAATGAGCGCGGAGTTCTTTAATTCTGTGCTGGAAGTGAACACGCAAGGGCTAAACTTCGCAGCGGACAAAGGGTGCAGGAAAGCCATAGCCGATTTTGAAAACACGAAGGAAGACAAAAACGGGAAGGTGGACAAAACTACCGTGGAAGACCCGCTTACCAAAATACGCTATCAACCCTGGGGCCACTTCGTAGATCTGACCAGGTATTTTATTTGTACCGCCTTTGCCAAAGAATACCACGCCTACCAACGCAGCACACTGGGAACAAACATTAAAACAAGTAAAAACCTGGGGCAGTCAAACAGCTATTAACTGACACAAACAGCAGTAGTTCAGAAATTTTTTGTATAAAATTGTAGGGTTTAAACAGCAGGCCCATGTATTTAATTCCAAACGACTATAACAGGCAGATCCAAACCGTTCAGCTTAATGCGTTAAGCACTTCTAATTCAGCGGTCGTTAAAGCGTTGGAATTAACCGTACAGGAAGAAGTTTGCAGCTACCTGGTTCAGAAGTACGACACCAGCATGGAATTTACCGATACGGTTCCCTGGGATATTTCCACAGCCTATAAAGCGCTGCGAAGGGTGTACCTTGATGCTGTGGCTTATTCTGCTACTTCAGCTTACGCTTTGAACGACTTAACGCTTCAGGCTGGTAACGTTTACCGCTGCACTTCAGCAATATCTTCGCCTGGTGAAGTTTTTAATATATCACACTGGAGCCTTCTGGGAACACAATACCAAATATTTTACGTTCTGGCACCGAACCCTGTGTGGGATGCAAAAACGTATTTTGCCACTGGTTCCAGCGTTTGGTGGAAGGACAAAGTTTACCCTTGCATAAATGCTAACAGTGGTTACGAACCAGGAACAGAAGCAGCCGTAAGTTATTGGGGTGCCGGTACTGCATTTTCAATTAATGCAGGCGTTCTTCCCACAAATACAACCTACTGGGCTGCTGCCGATAACAGAAGCCAGCAACTTGTTACCTACATGGTAAACATGGTTATTTACTACCTAAGCAAGCGAATAGCCCCGAATAACGTGCCGCAAATAACCATAGATGCCTACGATCTGGCAAAGGAATGGCTGAAAAGCATTGCAGGAATGAAGGATGGCGTTACGGCTAACCTGCCACGGCTGCAACCAACTACCACGGGCCAGCGTACACGAATGGCTTCTTCACAAACGCGGAATCAAAACTTTTACTAAATGGAAATAAAAGAACTGGCACGGGCTAAAGGTGATTATATAGATGTAAAAAATTACTTCTTCCCCACCGAAACCACACAAGGTAATATACTGGTAAAGGGCAGTGTTAGCAAGGACTTACGCTACGCACAAATAGCGCCTATTGTATTCAGCAGGGCAAAGCAAACCATTCAAAGCTGGCGCGATGCTGTGGTGGAAGCTGAACAGGGAATGGTTCAGTTTAAACAACGGGTTCAAATGCAGCGTATTTACCTTGACGTAGTTCTTAATGGCCATGTAGAAGCCTGTATGAAGCGTTACAAAAGGCTGGTTACTAAGAAAGGATATGATTTTCTTAACCCAGATGGCAGCGTGAACGATGTGGTAACTAAACTGCTTACCAAAGACTGGTTTTTTAAAATAATTGATGCCGATCTGGATGCCGACTTCTTCGGCTATTCCCTTGTTAACTTCAGCGATGTAGTTAATAACGAACTGTTCAGCCGTGACGCTTTCGGAAACCTTGCGCCCATTAAAACAATGCCACGGCCATGGGTAAGCCCAGACCGTATGAACGTGGTTAACATTCCCTATAATGTAGTGGGTATTCCCTTCCGTGATTTAGCCTTCCGCGATCAAAGTGGAAACTGCCCATACGACTGGACGTTCTGGTTCAGCACCCCTTCCGAAATAGGAATAAGCGAGTGTGGGTATGGAATGTTTTACAAAATTGCACTTTACGAAATTTACCTGCGCCACCTGGTAGGCCAGGAAGCTACATTTTACGAATTGTTTGGAAGCCCTGCACGTTGGGGAAAGACCGACAAAACAGGGGATGAACGTGACACCTTCTTCGCTAACCTATTTAACATGGGTAACAGTGCCACTATAGTTACCGACCCGCAGGATGAAATTTCACTTATTGACACCCGTAACACAGGTACCGGCTACCAGGGCTTTGAAAGTTTCCAGGTTAGGCTGGAAAAGGCAATAACGAAAATCGTGTTCGGCCATGAGGATGCAATGAGCAGCACACCAGGTAAGCTGGGCGCGAACGAAGAAGCTAATAAGGCCGTAAAAGAAACTGAATCAAATAGCTGCCGAATACGCGAACACAATATTAACACGGAAGTGTTACCTAAGCTGCGAAAACTGGGCTTTCCCATTCCTATGGGGGTAACATTTAAAATTCGTAACGTTGAAGAAGCTGAAGAATTTAGGGCTAAGGAAGATGCCAGCAATAAGGTAACTGCTGAAATAGCACAAACCCTGAAAAATGCAGGCCTTCAAATGGATGCTGAATACTTTACCGAGCGCACTGGAATACCAGTAGAAAAGGTGGAAGAACAGCCGGCACCAGACGTCCCTGGCGAAGTTTTGAAGAAATTAAAAAATATGTACGATGTTGAATCTTAAACAAAAGCAATACGCTTACGCGCAAATAAATAACTGGGAAAGCACCGGTAACGTAGCTGTGGACATGGTGGCCACGGCTATAAGTGTGGAGCGAAGAATGCAGCGCGCCCCTAAAACCATTTACCTTAACGCCCGCTATTACGATATGTTTATGCTGTGGTGTAGCTTCCAGCACAAAGCGAAGAAGTTAAGCGATGAACAAATGGCCGTTATTGAAACGCAGGGCGCCACCTTTGACGATGTGGTAATTCAGAAAAGTGATATTTTAACCGGTGCGAAACCCTTGTTAATAGAATACTGGCCAGCAAACCCAAATGAAGTTAATTGATTATACAGCGGAACAGTTAGTAAAAGAAATTTATGGTGGTAGCGTTGATGTTAATAACCTGCCGGTAGATCTGTATAAGCAAATAGCGGAAAAATTAAAAAGTGGCCTGTTTGAAGGGTTCGGTGGGAAGCCAAAGGATTTTAACCCATTTCAGCCTGATGGCAAACTGCTTAATGAATTACAAAATAACATTTACGTTTTTAGTGCGGCCAAAACTTACCAGCAGGTAAGGGCCATTTCCGCTGAAGTAGGCACAGCGAAGAATTTTAAAGCATTTAAAGAAAGCGCTACAACGATCTTTGAAAAGTTTAACCAGGCATGGCTGAAAACAGAATACGACACTGCAATAGGCATGGCCCAGAATGCAAGAAAGTGGAATGAATTTGAAGCAGAAAAAGACCTGTTCCCACTTCTTAAATACGATGCCATACTGGATCGGAACACCAGCGAAATATGCAAGCCGCTTGATGGAATAGTTCTACCAGTTGGCCACCCGTTCTGGGCTACACGCGCTCCGCTTAACCATTTTAACTGCCGCTGTATGTTAGTACAGGTAAGCAAACACGAAGGAACCAAAGAAAGCGCACCAGAGAAGGTAAAGTCCGCAGCTTCCGAAACAGACCAGCTTATGAAGCCGCTGTTTAAAATGAACCCAGGCACCGACAAAGTGGTATTTCAGGAAACAGGCCCAGGCAAACACCCGTATTTTGAAGTGGCCGCCAAAGATAAAAAGTTGGCAGAAAGGAATTTCAACCTTCCCATTCCAAAGCAGGAAATACATTGAATCGCTTTTAAAATGAATGAATATTTAAAAAAATACCCGAAACAGCAGCAGGACGTGGATGCCTTACTTTTTTCTTTGGGTGAAGAAAAAACTACAGAAATTTGCGCGCAAGCAATTAAGGAAGGTAAGCGTTTAAAAGTAATGAACGACCCGCGTAACCTTGACCTGGTAACTTATAAATTTGTATAATGGCAAAAAGTCCGTGGGGTTTAGATGATGTGGAACAGAAACTGGCGCGCGTAAGGCGTGAAGTTCCTGCTGAAGTGGCACTGGTAACACAAAGCTACTTTGAGGCCAGTTGGCGTAAGCAGGGGTGGGATGGTAAGCAATGGAAGGAAGTACTTAGGCGAATACCAGGAACAGCAGCGTATAAGTACCCAAAGAAGCGCGCACTGGGGCGAAGAACGCGTAATATTTTAGTGGCCACCGGAAGAACACGCAGGGCCTTCGCCTGTATAAGCAAGCGCTGGGAACGAATAGAAATAATAAACAGCTCTCCACAGGCTGAATTTTTGAACGATGGAACGGAAAACATGGTGGCACGGCCATTTATAGGGCAAACAGAAGAACTTACACGAATGCAGGTTAATATAATAACAAAGGCAATAGATAGTATTTTCAAATGAAATTATTTTTAGAAAGCATTTTTACACAGTTACGAACCTTCGCCCCCAGCGTGAAGCACATGGCCGTTTATAACCGCCAGTACGAAAACGTAATGGAAAAAGACCCAGAAAAGGGGTACCTGTTTGAAATGCCTGCCGTGTTCATTGAACTTGATTTAAGCAGCATTAAGCAAATGGGCGCTGGGTACCAAATGATCGAACCGCTTCCTGTTACTGTTCATATTGTAATGCAGGAACTTGACAGTGGCACAGGAACGCTTGACCAGAACCTTAATATTTTCGATTTGAAGGATGAAGTTCTTCTGGCGCTTCAAACATTCAGGCCATACCAGGGCGGCCAAATGTTCAGGGAAAGTGAATACCCAGACTACGGCCACCAGAACCTTTACGTTTATAAACAGGTTTACGTTACCACTTACGTAGATCCTGTGCCTAAAGATATTATTCGCGGTATTGAAGTGGCCCCGCCTATAGTGATTGAAACAGTTAACGAATTTGAAAACCCAATAGAACCTTAATAAAATGGCCAGAACGACCGCACAAATTAAGCAGCAAATGATCGACCAGAAGAACGCAGAAGCGGAACTGGCCGGCCTTGATAGCACAAGTACAACAGCAATGTATAATCTTTATATTTTCCTGGTAGCTTCTGCTATTGCTATTTTTGAACAAATAATGGATTCGTTCAAATTAAGCATTGAACAAATTGCATTTGAAGCTAAGCCTGGAACACCACAGTATATTCGTAAAAAGGTGCTTGAGTTTCAATATAATGCAGCCACGCCACAAATAGCGCAGTTTAACGACACAGATTACACTATAGGCTACCCGCAAATTATAGCAGCTTACAAAATACTTACCAGGTGCAGCGTAACCACAACAGTAAGCCGTAAATACTTAATTAAAGTAGCTAAGAACGAACCGCCTGTTCCCATAGTTAGCGGTGAAAAAACTGCCTTAATTGATTACGTTTCACTGTTCAACGGTGCTGGCCTTGTTTACGAAGTGGTAAGCGCGGATTCTGATAAAATTGCAGTGTTTGGTAATGTTTACTACGATGGGCAGTACAACTCTGTTATTTCAGCAAATGTTCAAACCGCCATTAAAAACTATTTGGCAAACATTGATTTTAACGGTGCTGTTTCCATTCAGGAATTAACGGACAGCATTCAGGCCGTGGCTGGTGTTCTGGATGTGAAGCTGGAAACTGTGCGTGTTCGCCAGAATACTGTAGCCTATGTGGATGGGGTGGAAATTTATAGCCTTGCGAATAACATTAACACCGTTACCTATAGCACCTACGCAGGTTACATAGAAGAAGAAACAGATTCAGGTCACACATTCGCAGACACATTAACATTTATAGCACAGTAATGGCATTCTTAACTATAAACTTTTACAGCTTTTGGAATAATAACCTTCCTAAGCGCAAGCGCACCCCGCGAAGGTTCGCCAGGGGAAAAGTGTATATGAAGCCGCTGCAATGGCTTCACGATATACTGTTCGGCAGCTACCTGGATGGCGACTTTGTTCATGGGCCATTTGATATTCTAACCGATTACAGTGCTGGCGATCGCGTAAAGTATGGAAAAGCTATTTATGAATGCTGGGTGCCATGCCTGGGTGTTCTTCCTACTGTTTCCGCTAACTGGGTTCTGGTTCAGGAAAAGTTTACCGGCCTGAATGGAAGGCTTCGCCAGAACGCGCAGAAACTTGTTTTTGAATACGCGTTAAATGAATGGTTCGGCACCACCTTCAGGCAGCCGGTGAGTGGGCTTTCTGATATTTACATACAACAGTACGACACCACCTATGCCTTTCACGTTGGAATACCTGAAGAAAATAGCAGCTTTGTTGATCAGAACGGAAGCAGGGCCTTTGAGTTTGTTTTCGGTACCGATATAGATGTGCTGGGTTCCCAGTTTGCTATTAAAATACCAGTGGCCGTTTACAATGCGCTGGGCGCAACTTCATTAATACGCGAAAAAACTGTTCGCAGGTTTGCGGACACCATTAACCTTGCAGGAATTAAATACGATATAGTAACCTACTAAAAAAAAAAAATGAGAATTTTAGACACTTCGGTAATAACCACAGCAGCAGGACTTCCAATTAAAAAAGGAACGCTTGATTTTTTACAGGCTGCTTATATTGAATGCCTACAGGCACTGGGAAAAAACATAACCAGCAATCAAAGCGGCTATATAGTTTTGTGGGGCTGTGAAAATTCAGGCTCTTCAACACCAGGCGGAACAGCCACTATTTCTGCTGGTGCAATATTCAAAGCAAATACAGGGCTTATTTACTTAGTTCCTGCCGCTTCCTTTGTTATAGGTGGTGGTGAAACTATTGTGGGCGATTCTGTGGTAACAAACTACACTAACGGGGCCGAAGCAGATCCGGTAACGCTTACCGATGGAAGTGTGGTAAATGTTCACAAAATTACTACCATAGTTTTCAGCAGCGCGGCCAGCGGTTCAGGGCTGGTTGACTTTGCAGATATACAGCGACCTATTTACAAGAAGGTGATTCCTATAGGGGCTTGGGACATGGATGCAAATTCTTTTAAACTTGTTACGCATGGCGTTGATGCTTTTAAGATAATTTCGGTTAGGGCGAACATACTTTCTGACGACGGAACTGGTAACTTTGCACTGGACAGCTTTTCCGCTGGTTCTTTACTTGGTGGTTACAGTTCTTTTACAAGAACCACAAATACACAGGTAGAGCTTTTGCGCTATAGTACTGGGTTTTTTGATTCTCCTTCTTTTTCAAGCACAGCAATCAACAGGGGTTACGTCGTTATAGAATATTTAGGATAATTTTGTACATTCGCAGCGGTTAATTAAAATTAAAATAGTTGGTTTAAAGCAGGCCCAGTGGAAACGCTGGGCTTTTTTATTCAGTACGAATTTTTGTTTCGATTAAGCTTTTCAACCGACTGCGCGTAATTTGCAATCAGGCGCTCCTGTTCTTTTTCAGGAAGGCTTTTGAAGTAGTTAGTTATAATTTCACAGGCTATTCCTGTTTTACCCCTTCCTGTTTCGGCCACCGTTGTAATGAACATTTTATAATAACGTGGGTGCGGGTAGGCTGTTATTCGCCTGGCGTAAGGCGTTCCAAGGTCGTGCTGATTTTCTTCAGGCATGGTATTTTGTTTTGGTTGACACAAAAATAGCATTTAGTTGACACAAACAAATAGCTGGGTGTTAAAACTTATGAAATTTGTGCCATGCAAACCGAAGTAGCGACACAGTTTACACTAAACCCAAACGCCGACGAACCTATTATGATGCTTGATAAGCATATAGGTTACGACGAAAAAGACGGTATGGGAATAGATGGTTCTTTGTTTGCTGCTGAACTATACGCCCTGGCTGAAACAAAAAAACGCGTTAAGGTTTACATTAACAGCGTAGGTGGTTCTGTTATTCAGGGAATGCAAATTTTTAACGCTGTTCTGGATGCGCCCTGCATGGTTGATACCTATAACATAGGTGTAGCCGCAAGTATGGCCGCTTGTATTTTCCAAGCAGGAAGAAAACGCTACGCTTACGACTACTGCATGACCATGATTCACAATGTACTGAACAGTACAGGGAATGCAGAGAAGGCTTTTAACGCTTCGGTAACTACAATGTTGATCAGAAAAACCAATAAGGAACAGGCCGAAGTTGAAAAAATGATGGCCCGAACTACCTGGTTAAGTGCTTCAGAATGTTTAGCAGCGGGTTTGTGCGATGAAGTAATTAAAAGCGGGGATAAAAACCGCCCTAAATTAACCGCAACAGACGAAGCCCGCGCAATGTGGTTAGCTGCAAGAAATTCTTTTTCCACTGAATTAATTAATCAAAAAATAAATAAAATGGACTTAACCAAAGTTACCGCACGCCTAAACCTTGTAGACTACTGCACACCAGAAGCAGTAGTAAAAGCTATTGACTTGATCGAAAACCGCGCCACAACCGCAGAAGGGAACCTGGTCAAAGAAACTGAAAAGGTTACAGCCCTTCAAACGGATCTGGCCAAAGCACAAAAAGAAGCTACCGAAGCTAAAAATTCTTTAACTGAAATTCAGAACAAAGAAAAGGACGCTAAAGCTGCTGAAGTTGCTGCTGAAGCTAAAACAGCCGTGGAAGCTGCAAAAGCAGTAGGTAAAATTACTGGCGGTGAAGATGTAGTTAACGCCTGGATTGAAGACTACAAAGCGAACCCTGCCAGCACAAAGCTGAAGCTGGAATCTTTGGCCATTAACAAAAGTGGTGGAAGTAATTTGCAAACTGAAGTGAAGAACAGCGCAACCTTAAAAAAGGCCGGTTCTTACGCCCAGTCGGCAATGATAGAAATCGAAGCGCGCCTTCGTGTAGCAGACGTAAAACAGTAATTCCCCAAAACCAAAATAGCAATCACAAAAAACAACAAATAAAAAAAAGAAAATGAAAAAACTTAGCTTCACCAAATTTCTACGGTCAATAGTATTGATTGCTATTGTTTCTACCTTCCTTTCCTTCGCAATTTCTGGAGGGGATGCGTTAATTCATGCCTATAAAATTGCTGCCATATTTTTGGCTGCCGGTTTTATTAAAGGTATGCTGGGAATAAGCGCCCCGAACCGTGCAGGTGTTCTGTACGATGATGGGTTAGTTATTAACGACACAACCTATGCAGGTGAAGCAGCCAGTTATATGCTTACCCGTGCAGTAGTTGGTTCAGATACGGTTCAGAAGGGCGTGGTTCACGTTCAGGATGGAATTAAGAAAAAATACACCATTCCACGCGTGGAAGTGGCCGACTTTATGCAGCGCAGAGCAGCTACACCTACCAGTAAGGGCGTAATGACTGTGGATGCAGCAAGTTTGGAACCAAAGGACGTAATGCTTTACACCGAATTTAACCCGCGCGATTTTGAGGCCCACTGGTTTGCAACCCAGTTGGAACCAAGACTTTTGGACGCTACCTTGCCACCAACGGCTGAAAACTTCGTTATGCTTCAACAAATGAAGCGTTTAAATGAATGGTTTGAAACAGCATGGCACCAGTCACGTATTCAGTACGATCCTGAAGGCGATAATGTAGACCCTTCTTCAAAAGGCGCCCCTGCAAGTGGTTCACCACTTTACGACAGCGATGGCACTGTTTCCATGTTCTACTGGGATGGGTTTATTAAAAAAGCCCTGGCAGATAGCAATACCATTGATGTGGCTTCACCGGTAGCGCTTACTTCTTCAAACATTCGCGACAAATGGTCTTTAGCCATTGATACTTATGTTCCACGCGCGTTACTGTTCCGTTACGGTAAAATGGGCTTAAAAATTGTTTGTTCCTACGCGGATAAAAACAAATACGAAGAAGCACTTCGTACCGATGCTTACAAAAACATTGATAGCACCGAAACTGCTGCAAACCGTTACCGTGGCTACGATGTAGTTCCATGTGCAGGTATTCCTGAAAACACGTTTTACGTGGTTATTGCCAGACCGGATACTGAAAGTAATATGTGGGTGGGTATTAACAGCGTTGATGATAATACGCTCCAGTTACAGCGCTTGCAGAATAACAGCGAACTTTATTTTATTAAAGGGCTGTTCAAAGCAGATACCACTTTCGGGTTTTACGACCAGTTAGTGCTTTACACAACGCAAAGCAATTAATTTTTAACCTGAATTTTTTAACCTATAAACTTTCAAAAGAAAAATGAAAACAATTAAATTATTTTTGGCCTTTGCCTTCGTTACCATGCTTACGCTTTGCGTGAGCGCACAATCTACAAGCCCGCGCTTCGGTACTACCGTTCACAGCGATAATACTGGCCGCGTACTTACCTATGATCTGGTAACAACCAACGATGCAGCCGGTAACGATACAATTACCTGCACACCTTCTGCCTGGGAAACAATTATACGGCCCAGTTCAAACCTTACGGATAGTGTGAACATTCGCGCAAAGGTTACAAAGGCTAAAATGGGCGACTACCTTACCGTTATTATTAACAAGGGTTCGGGTGCTGGTGCAGTTCGTTTTATGAGTACCTATTTTGTAAACGATGTTACCACGAACCGGTACACAATAGCGGCCAGTAAAACTAACATTTTTAAATTTCAGTTTAACGGTGCGAAGTGGGTAATGTTCTGTAAAATGGTACAGCCGTAACAGGCCAGTAAACTTAGTATTCACTTTAATACAAATAATAAATGTACACTGAAGAATTTGTTAACCACGTTAAAAGTACCACCAATGCTTCCTATTTTCTGAATGAAAAAGGGCAATGGAAAGGAAGCGCAGCCGAAGGCTACGAAGAAGTAACCCGCGAAGAAGTTCTGGGCGAAAAAAAGCCAAAGAAAGCAGCGAAAGCCGGTAAAGAAAAACAACTTACCGATGAAGAAAAACTTCAGGCTGAAATTGATGC